TGCTCACAGGGTCTGTCAGAGTGCGCCCACAACAGGCACAGATGCCTGTGTCGCGCCCGTACTGTACCGCGACCCCGCGAGGGTCTTGAGCGGCCCTTAAAACCGCATGGGGCGTGTCATCATGACAGTTACCACCAGCCTGAAACTTGCCATCAAAGATTTTGCCTTGATACTCATCACCATGTTTGACGTACACCGCGCCAGCATTAGCAGCGGGTTGCCCATTTTTGAGTTTTACAGGTGCAAGGCTAAATTTGAGGCCCTCGGCCCTGAAGACAGGCCGCTTAACCTTAGCGTGAACAAGCAAGTCTTTTATCTTGCCCACGTTAACGTCAATGCTCCTAGCGTCACGGACCACTTTGTTTGCGGCCATTTTTGCAATCATCCGCTCGGCAGCGGCCCACTGATTAGGTGACAGCCGCCCCTTTGCGAGGTGCTGGTCAACAAGTGAACGGGCGAAGCCGTTCCAAGTCATCATTTCCTCAAGCTTGTCGAGGACAACGTCTTCATTTGATAGATTATCCATGTTCATCCCTTTTTGATTAACTACTGGTTTCATTTAAGTTCAAGTGAACTAAACGAATGCAGGGATGCACTCGCCATTCACGTAAAGGAATTGACCTGTGACATCCAAGTGACTCAGATCATTGTGCCAGCCAAACGGGTCAAACACCTCAGCAGTGTCCACCAGATCGACATCATAGTCGCTGGCAGTTAACCTGCTTCCACGTAGGTTGCAGTCAATGGCCTCATCGTCCTGCGCCACCAAGGCCAATGTCTCGGCTTTGAAGAACTGACGCCGCGCCTTGCTGGCTTGACGTTGTGAAGACTTGCGAGACTTACGGGCCATCTTCAGGTCCAGAAAGTCATAGCCGATCAGGCCCTCGGCAGGGCAGAGTGGTCTAGTCATTGTGTCATTCCCTTTTGATTGGTTGCCATGCAGCAAGACCCAGCGGCCTTAGTGGATAGCAACCGCCCCGCCATAGCGAGGCAGTTGATTTTTATGCGGCTTCAATCATTCCAAATGGAACATTATATATACCACCGCGCATGTTGACCTGTGCTTTTTTCTTATTGATTTTAACGATCACACCACTGGTTCTTTTTGTTTTTTGGACAACCCAGACATTCTGTCCAACTTGAATATTTATTAATACTTTCATAGATTTTATTTCTTGCAGACAGTCTTCAATTTCAGCCAGTTCAGATGGTGACATATCTAGCATTGCGTTTTTAATCTCTATGATATCCATTTAACTACTCCAATTTTATTTAAGGTTTAGGCAAGGCCCCATTTCAGGGGCCTATGCAATCAAGCTTCCAAGGCGTCCAGTGTCGCGTTGACCTTCGCAGTCTCGTCTGCAGCGGCAGCGGCAGTGGCATCAGCCTCTGCCCGTTGGGCTGCACGAACCGCTTTGAGTTCACGAACAGCGTCCTCAAACTCAGCCAGACCGTCATCGTCGAGACCCTCGACAAAGGTGCCTGACTTGTTGAACAAGCCTGTGTGGTTGTCACGGTCAAGCTTGAACTTGCCCACCACTTTTTCAGCCAGCGCACGGGCCGCTGAAACCTCGCGGTTGTTGACAAACTCGCGCACGATGTGCGCCTCTTTGCTTATCTGCAAGTCCTGAAACAATTCGCTCACTGCGTCAGGCGTGGTGTTGTCACCAAGGCCGTGGTCACGGCGTATGCCACGGGCAGCGGCAACGCTGTTCTCCCAGTAGCGTTTGGCTGAGGCCTTGCTAACCGCTGCGCCCCCGTCCTCAACGTCATTGATCAGAGCCTCTTTAAAGCTCTTTGCAATGGTGCTGCGAACACGGCCCGACTTGCTCCAACCGTCATCGCCAAGCCCGACTAGTACGGCTGTTATCTCACAGTACACTGTGAGCTTATTGCGCTGAATACCATCTGCACTTTCTTTTGTGTCATCCTTAAATGACTTGATATTGCGCTCCGCTGTGATGATGTTAGCGGCTACCATTGTGTCCATTTCAAAATTGATAGTCATTTGTGTGATCCTTCCATAGATCGTTTGATTTTGGTTCAATTGAACCTGCGAGAATTCGCATCACTGACACCCCGCAGGGTGCCAGAAATTCGTATTCCTTAGGCCTCTTTCATTGAAACGATTGTCACCCTTCCATTAACAGTTGTAGTACATGCATCGTTCCAACGTGCCTCGCTGGCCTTTTCACTCAGGTCAGTGCCGAGGTGCTTGACCATGTGGGCTACGTAGCTGACGTCGAACACATCATTGTGATCAAACCCAAGCTTGTGTTCTTGCTTGAGGAAATCGTCGGTGTCCAAGCGGTACTGATTGCCATCAGCTAGCAGCATATAACGCCATTCACGCGCCCCATTTGATCGGCTTGTGATGGTCAGTGTTTTGGTCTCACTCTCGACGGTCACGTCAATGATGACCGTGATACCAGCGGCAGTGATGTGCGAGACTGATGATGTGATTTTTACATTCATTTGAATGATCCTTTATGTTTGGCCTTACGTGCCAGTTTCTTTGTCTTTAACTGTACCACTCTGGTGCGGTACTTTGGGGTGCGAAGGTCTCGCGCCATTGGGTTTCTAGTTTTCATAACAAACTCGCTTTGACATTATGCGGCCCTGAACCGCTCTGAATTGAGTGCCACCGCCGAGGCGCATGGCATTGTTTTGCAGCGCACATCCGCGCTCATGGTAGTCATTCGCAAGCTTGTCATCGCCCTGCGCCAGCATTTTGAATGCCATGTTGTAGGCGGCTGCTGCATTGTCACACATGGTGATTTGCATTGCGGTGAGGGGTGCATTGTTTGCGACTGTTTTTGTTAAGAATTGCATTGTGTAACTCCCGTTTGATTTGATTGACATTGTGAAAAGTTCAATTGAACCTTTTACGATACCAACCAACCCGCCGCCGACATCTTTACATATCGAAGTTTAAGACCAGCGGGTTGAGTTATCGTTTTCATTTGCGGGGGCAGTGTCAAAGCTTCGCGGCACATCAGACTGGTCATTCTCAAACATTTAACCAACTCACTGTCTCACGTTCACAGTGTCGGCATCCGATGTGCATATGGTCGGCAGCACATCCCCGCATGAAGTCTGGGTTATTCCTCTGATGATACGAGCGTGTCCCTCTGTCCCCTTTTACAGACCTTTAAGTGAACCAGTATATCTGGCGGCGTGTGCCTCGCGGCGCGGTTTCGTCGGTGAGCCTATTGGCTGGCCTTGTGAGGCTATGGCGGCGGGGCGTTGTGAGCGTAGCGGCTCGTTGCCTTCCCTGCGTCTGTCATCCTTGTCCCACAAAGCAACGGTAAAGAAAACCCCTTGTTTACCCTTTTTGTGCAATTGAACTTAATTAATTTATAGTGTGTTGATTTCATTGACTATTATATTGACCATTTGTGATTGATATGCCTGATATTACATGCAAATGCATACAAATCGACAAGCAGCGTGTCATTTTCGGGGTCAAAGCGGGGTCAAAACGAATCACCTTGGCCTGAAGTGGACAGGCTTGTAGGTGCCTGATATGATCACAGGCGAAGGACCGCGCCCGAAAGCCAAGCGCAGCGACATGTAGCAGAGAACCACATAGGGAAGTAGACAGATGACTAAGGACAAAACAGACAGTGGCAAGGTAGTGCCAATCAGTAAAGCCACAGTGGGTCGAGCTACAGGTGGCAGTAGGACTAGAGGCAAGTCCTCACCGAGGCATCAAGGTCTCACTGATAAGCAAGAGGCGTTTTGTCATGCTGTGATGTCAGGGCAGTGCTTCAGTGATGCTTATCGTTCAAGCTACAATGCAAGTGGCATGACAGCCGCCAGCATACATGTGGAAGCAAGCAAGCTAGCAGCCAGCCCCAAGGTGTCCCTGAGAATTGAAAGCCTACAGCGGGATATGGAAGCCCAACGTCGTATGCAGGGGGCCGCGCGAGGGGATGCCGTTTTGAAACAGCTCACCGATCTGGCAGTCGATCCAGACATTCAAGACGGTGCCCGTGTTCGCGCGCTGGAGCTACTGGGCAAGAGTGTCGGCCTTTGGATCGACAAGGTCGAGACCGAGGACGTTACATCCGAGCGGTCAGCGTCTGACATCAGGGAAGCGATTGAGGCCAAGCTATCACGGTATCAGTGACCA